GGTCAGCGCCCCATTGGGCGGCGCGGGTGGCAATAGCAGTTTCAACGCCGGCAAGCTCGCCACTTACAGGACAGCCGTAGTAATCGCCAATCCACTGCTGCACCAGCTCTGGCGGTGGGGTGATGGGGTTACTCATTTTCCAGTCCAGCGATAGGTCTTATCAACGAACTGTGCTCGTTGTACTGCTTCAGGTGTGGGGGGTTTGGGAGGTGTCAGCATTGCTTGCTGGTGTGGAGATTCAAAAGTCTGTCGTTGGGTCGAATTCGTCATCTGCTTCTGTTTCATTGAATTTGCAAGTATCTAGGTCATAGTCAAGGTGACAGGCAACGCCTACCTCCCCGCTATATCGATTCTTAAGGACTCGGACAGTCGTTGTACCAGATCCAGACTGTGCTTGCTGATTCCTTTCAAGTGCGATAACTCCGTCTGAAAGTTGTGCAATAGCCGCGCTACCTCTGAGCTGGCCGAGGGTAACTCTCGCCCCCTCTTCGTGATTGGTGTCACCATTTGTTCTGCGTAGGTGGGATACAAGAAACATGGCAATACCAGTACGCTCAACCAGTGAACGTAGCTTGGTCATTGTCGTATCGATCATCCGCCTTTCATCGCCATCAAGACCTGAAAGAAGGATGGATAGGTGGTCTAGAAAGATGACCCGCGTATCAAGACCTGTTGCCAAGTACTCAATTCGGTTGTAGACGATATCAGGATCAAAAGACCCAAAGCCGTCAAAAAGAAAGAGGTTCCAATTAGCAAGAGTTGCCTGATACGCTTCGGTGAGAGCAGATCGTTCATGAATACCTAAGTGGAATGATTTACCAACAGCAGAGGACATCAGTCCTAGTGCAGTGCGACGATTGGATTCTTCAAGTGCCAGGTATCCAACTCGTTCCCCTCTACTAAGTAAGTTAGTTGCAAGTTCACGGCAGAAGCTTGATTTTCCAATGCCAGATCCAGCAGTGATTGTGACAAGCTCTCCATACCTAATCCCGTGCAGCTTTCGTTGAAGGCCTTGAAACGGGTAGTCATGATCTGATGGTGGTGAAGGTGTAGTTACAAGTTCAAGGAGTGTCTTACCGTCTACAATTCCATCTGGACGGTACGGCTTTGCATCCCATATCGCTCGACGAATTGCTTCAGGGTCATTGGCTTGGAGGGCATCTGACGCATCCTTGTAGTTCTCAAGTCTTGCGATCTTTGTCTTGCCAGGTGGTAGGACGCTTGCTGCTTCCTCCGCTGCCTTACGGCCTGCCTCGTCATTGTCGAAGAACAGGACAATCTCCTCATAACCCTGCAGCCATGGGATAGCCCGTTGAACCGACTTCCTTGCCGAAGCGGCACCGCTAGGTAGAGATACCATCGGCCACCCCGGCATAACTTCACTACATGAAGCTGCATCGAGTTCCCCTTCGGTGATAACGACTCGTTTTCCAGTGGCGGGAAACAAATGTTGTCCAAAGAGGGTACCTGGGACTTCTCCTTCATAGGTGAATACCTTTGATTTGGTCTTTACTTTGCAGCCCTTAAGGACTCCAGAGCTGTCGAAATAATGGAAGCGTAAGACATCTCCGTCTCTATAGATTTTGTAGTGTTGGCACACCTTTTCAGATATGCCTCGTTTCTGCAGCCGTTCGGCTGAGCCTTGTAGGTGGACATTGGACATTGTTTTGTGAGTGTGAACATCCTCTTCGGTATGTCCGTAGGTGTTGCATACGAAACAAAAAGTGTGGCCGTCTGTGTATAGGGAGTTCCCATCAGACGACCCACAGGTTTCACACGGCAAGTGCCTGACGAACTCGCTGTTTGACTCCTTCATAAGCTACTACTTGTTTTGCATGGTAATCACGCCAGTCCTCAATAGCGAGGATGAAGCCTTCGACAATGGCTTTTTCGTATTGAGGCTCATCAGCCTGCACATCAGCAAGGAAGTCAATGAACTGCTCTTTGTAGTACTCAGCAGTGCCGTAAGTCATGTTAGCCACGAGATTGGTATTGAGTGGAATGCACACCATTGAAAGCCGTGTTTCTCGGCCCAAGACGCATAGGTGGATTTAGCGCCTTTGTAGATTTTGTTATAGGGCGACATGAAGACAAACCTGATATCTAGATCAGGGTGAGCAGCTTTCACTGCTTTCATCTTTCGCCTGTCTTCTTCAGTTAACTGCCCTTTGGTTTCCAAGTAGATTCCATTGGGCAGTAGAAAATCTGGTGTGTAGTTGCACTGGAGTACATAAGGAACCTTGGTAGATTCATACTCGTACTTGACACCTAGATTAGTGAGAAGGTCTGCAACTTTTTCTTCAAGTCCCGAACGGAAAGCCATCAAAAATCATCACTTTCGTCAACATCAGCAACAGGTGCTGGGGTTACATTCGGTTCGCCTGTTTTGAAGCCACTCGTTTGACCAAAGAGAGCAGCAACCTCAGCTTGGTCCAGGTCCCCAGAGTCAACTCCGGCGGAACCGTTGACAGTAACGACTTGGATACCGACAAGCTTAAGGGAAGTTCCGTAGGTAACTCCGTCTTTGAGAATATAGGGCTTCTGACGGAATGCCAGCTTAACCTTCGACCCACTGTAGATGGGAGTGGAGTCGTCAGTAATAGGCGTTCCCTCAGTATCCACCACGGGCGGGCGTGTGTCTTCATTCCAGCTAAACTTAACTTTGTATTGACCCTCGGAGACCTCCTCCCAGGGTTCGGGCTTAAGCGTTGAACGCTTGGGGTTCTTCAGTTTCGACTCTGCCCATTTGAGAGTCTCAACTCGATCAGCTTCCAGTACTTCGACAAGCTTCTCATCTACGATTGCAGACAAGGAGTAGCCGAACTTAGATGGACGCAGTACAGCCTGATAACCTTCAAGGACAACAGGCTGTTGGGTAACGTGAATTGTGGCGGGCATTTAGTTTACGGTAGTGGATAGGTAGGCAATTGCTTTTTGGAGCAGCGTTTCACAGGTGCCTAACAGAAGAAGTACGTCGAATCAATCACGGTTTCCGGTTCGAGGTCTCCAATAATGGGTAGTTCAGTCTCTGCACCAATCTGTTTACCCCAGTCACGAAGGTAATCGTGCTCAGCAAATAGGTGAAGGTATGTCTCCCTTACGATAGTGGACAGGATCGACATGTCAGTAGCACGACATAGTACTGAATCGTGGATCAATGCAATGGGTGCATCGAACCTAAGGGTTGCAATGTGGAGGAGTGATGCGTCCAGTGAGTGGATAAGGTTAGGGCTGGTTGCAGCCTTGTGTTTGTTGAGGTCGACCTCAGTCGACTCACCAACAGCAACAGTAACCTTCTTCACTTTTCCCAGTAGCTGGAGATCCATGCGAACCATCTCAGGTTTCATGATCCTCTGATAGACCACAAATCCCGAGGGTGTAGTCCATATCAATTCGGTAGCTCCACGCCTAATGGCGTTACCGACCTCCAACTCAATCCACTCCATAACTTGCTTGGGGCCAGGAAATAGAGTGAACACAGCTTCTCTCAGAGCATGAGTGATAGCTGTGATGTCTTCCTTCGGAACATCCAAGCCCTTACCTTTGTCCTTGTCTGTAAGAGCTATTTTGACATAGTTCCAATTAGACTTGAACTTGGCATTGTATGGGATGGTCATCACTAGGCGCTTCGCTACACCCCTGTCAATGTGTTCTCGCCACTGCTCTGGGCAGTTAGGCCTAGCAAGCTCTGCAACAGCCTTGTAGGCGTCCTGAGGACAGTCTCCGGGGATCACATTGACCAACCTGGCAGTGGACTTATCGCGGGCTAGTCCTGCAAGGATCTGTAGACCACTGCAGGTAGCATCCGTTGCCACCATCAGCGATGTGAACTGTCTTGTGCCTTGAATAACGCAAGCGTTGTACTCCTCACATGCTGCTAGGAATTGCCAAGGCTCTGAGACATTTTCCCAGAGACACAAGTTATCGATTGGATCCTCAGCGATGAGTGTGATCAGGTCATGGTTAGCCTTTGTCCAAGCTAATCGCTCAGACATTGGAGCCTTATCAAGACCAAATGTCGTAGCTACTTGGAAAGCTAACCAGTCCTCAGCTTCAGGGGTTACAAAGGAACCATCAGCAAAACGCAGTAGACTCTTTCCAAAGTCTGTGTCTTGAGGTGTTAGGAATGCAGGGATAGGGTACGCCCTACCACGGTAGTCAAAACTCCATGGAAGGTAGAACCTATCTACATTCTTGAACCTCTCTACCGCCTTCATTGTCATGCGAGTACGGCATGACTTACGGACTAGAGCGTGGTTTCTGTTGTGAACCTCAGCAGCCCCTCTGCAGTAACTTTTACGTGCAGCTTCGTTAGTGTCGATGTCAGCAGGTTTAGGAGGTAGGGGCTCTGAGGCAGTGTGAGGGATGAACTTAGGATCTTTGATCCCGACTACCCAACCTTTGGCGTACAGCGTCTCTGCAACATGCACCATGAATGGGTTTAATTGGTAGGCAACCGACTGAACCTTGTTCAGGAACTCGATCGGTGTCCCCCCCTGTATAAGGGCCGGATCGCCCCTCCGTACCATGTCATGGCCGTGCATCACCTCATCCAATAGGTAACCTCCATCATTTGTGGCGGTCCAAGGTCGCGGAGGTATGAGCATCGGCCACTGCTCAGCAGAGAATAGCTCAGCTTGAGCGAGGATCTTGTCCTTAAGATCCATGAATAATGATGTTGGAACTAGGTACGTCCTTGTTTTTCTACCGTCCCTAACAATATGATCAGTGAACCAACCAGATGTACTGACAACAGTATCAACAAGAATAGTGCCTAACTTGACTCTAACTTGCATCGGCCACTTAGTCCACACAATATCGGCACGCTTCATCAGCAGTGCTACATCCGTCAACTTCTGCTGAGTGCCACATGCTGAGTGCCAGTAGTTCTCCTTCAGGACATGCAGTAATCCTGGTGCCATGCGTTCGTAATAACGCATTTGGCATTCTTGCATTAGAGCTGTGCCCACGCTATTAGCTACATTAACCAACAGGTTGTCGTCATCATCCTTGAATGAGAATACCTTATCAAAAACAAGCTTACAGGCGATACCCGCTGCAACAAGCGGCTCGATGTCCTGTAGATACTCTTTGATCTCCCTGAAAGCTACACCATTCTTCCCTTCATGTATTCGATTCTTGATCTTGCCGACAGCCTCCTCCACATGAGGGATCAACTCCTGAATAGAAGTGACCCCATATATGGTGCTTGAGGCGTACGCCTTGTTCTCAGCCTTAAGTGTGTTCTGCTTTAGGTTGTTCTTACCTATGTGTATCTGTAGTCGTTCTTGCTCAACTTGCTTATCGATAAGTGTTGGGCACACCGTTGTGGTCGAGGTCTCGTTGTAGCTGAGCAATGCGGCGCTGGACAAACGCTTGATCCTCCTCGTTGAACGTATTGGTTTGGTAATAAGAGAGTTCAGAGCGAAGACGCTCACGTTGCCGAGCTTGACGGTCTCGGTTCTTTTGATTCTTAGCCCAACTCATTTGCAGTGCTCTTTAATAAGGTTGGTAACAAACACTTCGTCTTGTTCACGGGCAATAACCCGTGCCTCAAGTTCACGTTGAAACTGTACTTGAGGGTAGCGTTGATTCAGGAATACAACTTCCCGAGGGTCAGCTGCTTCAACAATAGACACAGGGTTATAGAGGTAGCCACCCTTACAAGCTTGTGCTACATGAACGGATTCATGGAGTACAGTATCACGCAGCTCCTCATCATCACCGTTGTGGTTAGCAACGCAGATCGTGAGGCGATCAACAACACCACGTTGGTACTGATACATGCCCATCACACCCTTATCATTGCACACAGCAGGGTGGTCTACAGCAACTTCGGTACCCGTTGCTTTAACGGCATTGAAGAGTGCCATAACTGTCGGTGATGCCTGAGCTGCACCACTGAACAAAACAAGTGAACCAATAAGCAGTTGCTTAAACATGAGTGTGAATCAGTTATTGAGGGTGTACGAGTCGTCAACAAGTTGCTCTTCCATCAACCGCAACAGTTCGTCACGGTTGGGATTGGTATTCACTTCTTCAATGAGGCGCTCAACAAGACGGTTGTAGGTGGTTTCAGTCATTGCTAGGATAGAGGTGATGGATTGCTTCGTGGTCAGCTACAGTGAACTCAATGTTTGGCGTGTTGATAAGATCATCAACCTTTCGCTGAGCAGCACTACGCTTCTGATAGACATGTTCAGTGACTTTCTTAGTCTCCATGTCTGTTACACGAATGACACAACAGACGCTGCTAGGTAGTTCCCAACCACCTACTTTCCAAGACATCACTTCCTCAAAGGTATGAGGAATGAAGTTGTCGTCATCAGCGTCCTTGTATTCTTGCCAGTTGTTAGGGTAATAATCTTTCTTAGCCATAAGCTCACGCTGCGCTGTTCTTGATCCAACGACCTTCGGTGACCGACCACACGATGTCGTTAGCTTTGGGAGGATTGAGTTTAGAAATAACTCGACGAGTCTCAGCTGCCAGATCATCAAGGTTGCGGACAGCTGCTTCAGTAGCGGGGTTGTAGTACATAGTAGGAAGGTAAAGGGGTTAGTGTGCGTTAGCACGCACTAGCGAAAGTTACCACATGTCATCGTGATGTGGCCGTACGTCGATGAGTGTGACTCCTTGCACTGCGGACAATTCCAATGCTTGCCATGCGGCATGTTCGGAATCGGGTGCCAAGACATACTCAACACCAGAGCTAAGCACAACCTTAAAGAGTTTCATTGTCATCAAAGTCGAAGTACTCACTGATCTCAAGCATGACTCGTTGAGTGAATCGCTCAACAAGCCAATCCTCATTAGCGGTTAGGTCCTCATTGAGTAGACCTCCAATGATTCCACGTTCAACACAACTCTCAAGGAGTAGATAGTGTTTGACTTTCATGGTTAGTTAGCAACGCTAAGGAACTTGGCAATACGCTTGATCTGTTTAGTTAGCTCAGCTTCAACCTCAGGTGTAGGACTAGGTACATCCTTGGCATAAGCAACAAGAGCTTCGACAAGATTGATACGCAGTTGACGCTGTTCAGTGGTGAGAGGTTTAGCCATCAGATGTTACGGAAGAAATAGGTGGAACCATCGAAGTCAACGCTGTTGTAGTCATACTTCAGCGAAGAGTCATAGACCTGCTGCCAGTTAATGCAGTCCTCAACGATGTCAGGGATAGCAGCACACAGCACCTCATAAGTGAAGTACTTAGCAAACTCTTCTTCAGCACGCCATGGATCATCACCAATGAACTCAAAGGATTCACGAAGACTATCAGCTGTAGTGATGCCTATGTCATCAAGTGCCTCCATGAATTGCATGATCTCTTCGTGATCCCACTTCTCACCAAAGAGCTTGTGGACTTCATCGTAGAGTGCTTGCTCATCAGTGCTGAGGTCGTTATACTCTGCATCTTCAGCTTCTTGCTTAGACACATAGGTGGGATCAAGGACCTCCCGAGCCTTAAGAAGTTCGGTGTAGAAGTCTACATAAAGAGCACGATCATTATCGACATACCCAGCACCTTTCACCATCTCAGTGCGAGTTGTGTTGGTGAGGTTGGCCTCTTTAACGTAGTCGAGCAGTTGTTGACCCTTGAGGCGAACAGTGACAGTCATTTTAATAACGGCAGGTGGATGAGTGTGATCACGGAGTGATTGCACCCCGTGTGAATGGATCAGGCAACAGGTTCGGGAGTGTTAGCCAATTCCTTAGCCAGTGCCTCAGCATTAACTTCTTCCAGGTAATCCTCAAAGATGGAATCAAGACAAGCAAGGATAGAGTTGCCGTCCTTCTGATTGCGAAGACGTTGGATGTAGGCTTTCTTGAGCAGTTCTTGGTAGGTAGCAGTCATTGTGTTGCGTCCTTGAGGATTAGTTAACGAGGGTGATCCAGTAAGCATTAGTCTCTGGATCCTTGTGTGAATGAACTAACCCTTTACGGATTAGTGAACTCAATACACC